CCTTCTCGCACCTGAAAAGGCTTTTCGGGGTTCTATGGGTCGCCGATTGAATCTGGCAATGAATCAAAGGAATCAATAGACATGCCACGCGGTGGGGCAAGAATCGGCGCAGGACGTAAGCCTAAGCCACGGCCGGTCAATGTGTTGCCGGCGCGTGTGCTGGCGCATCCATCGTCTGTGGCGCCGCCGTCTACGAGTGCGCCGATTGAGGTTGAGGAATTCGACGCACCGGACGATTTACTGCACGATGAGCGGATGATCTGGCTGAGGCAGGCGCCGTATGCGTTCAAGAAGGGCACGCTGACGCGGGCGAGCGCCTTGTCGTTTGAGCGCTACTGCAAGGTGGTGGTGCTTGAGCGGAACGAGGCGAAGAGCTCGGCGATGGGAGGGCCGAACCACCGGGGGCTGCTCAGGCAGATCAATGCCTACGAGCTCCAGTTCATGCTGACGCCGGCCGGCAAGCCGCTCCTTGAGCCTGTCCAGCAGCCACAGCAGGACGCTGACGAAGAGTTCTTCGGGGGTGGTAGTGTCGCTGGTCGCTGAGCCGCATACGGCCTGGTGGGGCGCTGGGCCGGCTCCGGTCGACCATTGGCCTGGGGTGACGATCCCCATCGACGATTGCGGCGGGGCGTATCGGTTCGATGCCGTGAAGGCGGATAGGGTATGTGCCTTCTTCCCTCGGTTCTGCAGCCACAGCAAGGGCGAGTTGGCGGGGCAGTCGTTCCAGCCGTTGGACTATCAACTTCAGCTCATCCTGCGGCCGATTTTCGGGTGGGTTGACCAAGACGGGCTGCGGCGGTTCCGGAAGGCGTACATCGAGATTCCGAAAAAGAACGGCAAGACCCAGCTCGTGGCTGGCCTCGCGCTCTATATGCTGCTCGGCGACAACGAGCCGGGGGCAGAAGTCTACGTGGCGGCGGCGGACCGGGAGCAGGCGCGGATCCTGTTCGATGCGGCCAAGTCCATGGTGGAGGCGAACCCTGCGCTGTCGAAGCGGCTGATCGTCTACCGCAACCGGATCGTGCGGCGGGACGACTCGGCGGCGTTCTTCCAGGTGCTCTCGGCTGAAGCGGCAACCAAGCATGGGCCGAATATCCATTGCCTGATCATTGATGAGCTGCACGCGCAGCCCGATCGGGAGTTGTTCGAGACGCTGACCCGTGGTGTCATAGCTCGCCGACAGCCGTTGATCCTGCTCATCACGACGGCTGGCGACGATGACGAATCGATCTGCTACGAGGAATATGACTATGCGCGGCGGGTGCTGAGCGGCACGATTCAGGACGAGCGGCATCTGCCGGTGATTTTCGAGGCGGGGCAGAAGGAGGACTGGTCAAGTCCGTCCGTGCTTGAACGGGTCAATCCTGGGGTGGGCACGACGATCAAGCTGGAGACGTTGTTGGCGTCTGCGCTCGAGGCCAAGAACGAACCTCGAAAGCGCAACGACTTCGTGCGGTATCACACCAACCGCTGGACGAATCAGGCCACGGCGTGGATCCCGATCGAATGGTTCGATGCCTGCCGAGAGACGCTGGACGATGCCGAACTGGTGACACTGGAGTGCGGGGCCGGCTTGGACTTGGCCCAGAAATGGGACTTGGCGGCCTTTGTGGTCTGCTTCCGGAAGTACCTGAAGACGACCGAATCCATTGAAGTGGTCGCAGAGGATGAGGCGGGGAAGGCGGTCAAGAAGTCCATCGCCATCAACTACAAGCTGTATGCGCGGCCGTACTTCTGGATCCCGGAGAACACGCTCAGGGAGCATCAGCGGAACGATGGCGTGCCTTACGAGCAGTGGTTGGAGCAGGGCATCATCACGGCCACGGAAGGCGATATCATCGACTACAACCGGATTTACAGCGACATCATCGACAAGATCCTGCCGTGCTACCCGAAGTTGAAGCAGGGCACGGTGGGCTACGACCCAGCGTTTGCCACAGACATCGCCACGAAACTACGGGATGTGGGCGGGCTGCAGACATTGGAAGTGCTGCAGAACTACAAGATGCTGTCGGAGCCGTCCCAGATCATTGAGGCGCTGATCAAGGGTAAGCGGTTCGCGCACGACGGGCACCGGGTCTACCGCTGGAACTGGGAGAACGTGTCGATCAAGACGGACGATGCTGGCCGGATTCGCCCGGTGAAGCCAAAGCGAGCCTCCAAGCGGGTGGATGGGGCTGTAGCCACCATCATGGCAGACAAGGTGCTGTCGCTACAGCCGCCGAAGCCATCGTTCCAGATGCTAATTTTGGGCGGCCCGAAGCGATGACCTGCCCACATTGCCACAAGCGGATCGAGGATAACGCGGCACGTCTCAAGCGGCGTCGGCATCAACGCGGCCAGTGTATCGACTGCGCGGGGCCACTCTCAGCGCAAGAGAAGGTGGCTGGGCATTGGCGCTGCTTCACGTGTCGGCAGCATGTGACGGTGCTGAGGCGACGGCGGGAAGCGAAGGCGGCGGATGCGCTCCGGCTGCAGCGGAAGGCTGCGCGACTCGCGAGAAGGGCTGCATGAGCGATGAGAATCTAGTCTCTGCGTTGGCCGCCCTGGTCAAGTGGTCTCATCGCGAACGATGCTTGATTACCGGGTGCTATTATGGGTCTGCTAGCGCTGAGGCATGCGTATACTGTGGCACTCAGCGGCCTATCGGTACGCCGTTAATTGGCGTGAGCCCCATTGCGTCTGCGCTCAGATGTCCTGCGCGAATTGGTATACCTGGAATATCTGAGCAGCGGTGCGTTTTGCAAGTCGGACATCCTTTTCCACACCGATGAGCGATCAGAAGCCGACTCGCCCTCGTGGCCGTCCCAAGCGGGCTGATGAGCCGTTGACCTCCATCGTGTCAACGTGTCTGACACGGCGTGAGCATGACGCCATGATCAAGCTCGCCAACGAGAGCAGGGCTGAGTCGTTCTCGCAATACGGTCGCAGCGTGTTTGTGCTCCATCTGCGCCGGTCAGGGCAATTACCTACAGATAAATAGCAGAATCGTGCTACCTCGCCCTAGCATGGGAACGCTCCATGCAACGGGCCTTTTCTCTCGTCACCTTCACGAAGGCGCTCGACGATGCTGCGGGCCGGACCTTTTCCGGCATCGCCACATCGCCAGAGACGGATCGTGTCGGCGACGTGATCGAGCCAGCTGGGGTCAAGTTCAAGAATCCACTGCCGCTGCTGCTCTACCACGACAGCAAGCGGCCTGTTGGGGAGACGCGCTTCGGCAAGTCCACCAAGGATGGTGTGCCATTCGAGGCCATCATTTCGCAGATTGACCGGCCTGGAGCCGTCAAGGACCGGATTGACGAAGCCCTAGATTCGTTGCACGCCAAGCCGCCACTCATCAAGGGTGTGTCGATTGGCTTCCGTGCACTCGAAGACCCGGTCTACATCAAGGAAACAGGCGGCTTCCGCTACCCGAGCATCGAAGTGCTCGAGTTGAGCATGGTCGTTATCCCGGCCCAATCTCAGGCCACGATTCACACCGTTAAATCGATCAGCGACAGCGAACTCGCCGCGTTAGGCACTGAGTCTGCCGCTGCACCCACACATCCAGCCGGCGCTTCGGCATCACATCGAGTCGTCAAGTTGATGACTCTGAAGGATCCGAAGATGCCGAAACCTATTACCGAGCAGATCAGTGCGTTTGAGGCCACCCGTCAAGCCAAGGCCGCCGAGCGTGACGCCATCATGGCGAAGGCAGCTGACGAAGGCGTGACCCTGGACGCCGAGCAGACCGAGAAATACGACACGCTGGAAATCGACGTGAAGGCGCTCGATGAGCACCTGAAGCGGCTCCGCGCGCTCGAGGAATCGAACAAGGCGACGGCTAAGGCAGTCGTGGCGAATACCCGCGAGGAAGCCTCGGCTTCGCGTGGTCCGATGCCGGTCATCACGGTCAAGGACACCATGCCGGCCGATGTCGCGTTCGGCGCGATGGTGCTCTGTAAGGCGCACTCCTTCCTGGAATTCCAGAAGGGGAATTTCATCACGCCGGCCGAGGTCGCGAAGGCTCGCTATCCGAGCAATTCTCTGCTTCAGGGATATTTCCAGCAGAAGACGGCTGTGGCTGGCGGCACGACCACGGACTCGAACTTCGCGGCGGCCCTGTTGGCGCCGGCCCAGGTGCTGGATTCGGCGTTCCTGGAGTACATCCGGCCGTTCACGCTGGTGGATCGGTTCGGCACGACACAGAACGGCGTCTCCATCCCCTCGTTGAAGCGGGTGCCATTCAACGTCAAGATTCAGTCCCAAACGTCTGGCGCGTCGGCCAACTGGGTGGGAGAGGGCAAGGGCAAGCCGGTCACCAAGTTCAACACCACGTCGGCGACCCTGTTGTTCAATAAGGTTGCGGCGATTGCCGTGATCACCCAAGAACTGGCGCGGTTCTCGAGACCCGGCGCTGAAGGGCTGGTCCGTGACGAGCTGCGGCGCGCGTCTGTCGCCAAGATCGACACCAGTTTCGTTGACCCGGCGCTGGCTGAGGTGTCTGGCGTGAACCCGGCGTCTATCACCAACGGCTTGGTCGCGTTGACATCGGCCGGCGCGACTGCCGCTAACGTGTTGACCGATGCTCAGTCGCTCATTGCTCCGTTCATCCTGAACGGGTACGACGTGAGTCAGCTCGTCATTCTGATGCCGAACACGCTGGCCCTAACGCTGTCCCTCATGCAGAACTCGCTGGGACAGGACTCGTTCAAGGGCATGACCGTGATGGGCGGGTCGCTCGCCGGTATCCCGGTGTTGGCCTCTCAGTACCTGGCCAGTGGTGCCTCCT